ACGTCGGCCGCTCGAAGCGGTACGCCGATACCCTCCTCGCGTCGGGAGAGTGGAAGTGACACTCGTTTCGATCCTGGTGATCGTGCTGATCGTGCTGCTGATCCTGTTCATCGCGAGACGCCTCTAGTGCCATCACCGTTCGAGGCTTTGCTGCTCGGGCTGGCCGCATGGAGAACATGGCACCTGATCGCAAAAGACGACCTGACCGAACCGTTGCGCGACCGGTTCCTGAAAAACGAAGCGGTCCTGGATTTCGTGGAGTGCCCCTTCTGTTTAGGCGCCTGGACAGCCGGGGCATGGGTCGTCGCGTTCGCGATCTGGTCTGACGGAGTCATGTGGGCGGCTTTGGTGATGGCGGCGGCGACAGTTCCGGTGCTGATAAACCACTGGCTGTCCGACTAAGCGGTTACACTCGCGCGCGACCGGTCATTGAAGGGAGGACATCGTGTGCGGCTGTGGGAAGAAGAAGCCTCGCGTTCCGAAGACGACGTAGCGCGTGGCGCGTAAGCCCACGCCCGCCCGCGCCATAACGGCGTCGGGGCGCCAGCTTACCCAGGCGAACAACGCCTACCAGAAACGGCTTTTGCAGCCGTGGCAACTCAGGGCGTTCGGGTACTACGACACGATCGGTGAAATCAACTTCACCGCTAAGTTCCTCGCCAGACAGATCAGCCGGGTGCGCTTCTACCCGGCTAGACGGCTCGAGGACGGCACCACGGAACCGATTGACGGCGGCGCGCCCGTGGAACTGTTGAACCAGATTCAGGACCCAGGTGGTGGCACCACCCAGGTGCAGTTCGACTATGGGGTGCTGATGTTCCTCACCGGAGAGGGGGTGCTTTTCGGGTACGACGAGGGAACGAAGTGGCGGTTCCTGTGGCGCGACGAAGTGAAGCGCGAGGACATGGGGCCGTGGTACCGTGTTGACAGCGAACAGCGGCCGACCGGTGAGGTTGGTGTCGCGTACAGGGTGTGGACGCCGCACCCTCGGTGGATGGATTGGGCTGATTCGCCGATGCGCGCGGTGCAGGACATCTGCGAGGAGCTTCTGCTGCTCACGCTTGCGGTTAGGTCGACGGCGCTAACCCGGTTGACGAACGGGATGTTCGTGATCCCGCAGGAGATCAGCCCCGCACCGCTCAGCACGGGCTTGGACGAGGACCCGGAACAGAACCCGTTCCTGGACGACCTGATGACCCACGTTTCCAACCAGATCGAAAACCCAGGGTCAGCAGCGGCCCGTGTTCCGTTCATCTTCGAGGGCGCATACGACTATCTGGACAAGGTCCGCTGGATCTCCATGCACGACCCGCAAACCGACTACATGGAGAAAGAACTCAGGCTTGAGGCGATCAAACGCCTCGCGCTCTCTTTGGACATGTCGCCTGAGGACCTGTTGGGGTACACGGACGCGAACCACTGGACAGCCAGGTCGGTGCAGTTGGACCGGTGGCGCATGTTCGGTTACAACAAGGCGGAACTGTTCGCGAACGCTGTGAACGAGGCGTATTTGCGTCCCGCGTTACGTGACGAGATGTATGACGGCTGGGAGGACGTGGTGATCGCGTTCGATGACAGCCAGGTTGTGATCAGCCCGGACCGCACAGAGGACGCGTTGAAGGCGCACAAGGACGGGCTGATTTCCGGCAAGGCCGCGAGGGAGGCGCTTGGTTGGAAAGAGTCGGATGAGATGGAGGGCGACGAGCGCGAGGAGTGGCTCGCGATCCAACTCAGGACGCCTGAGGCGCTTGGCGGGGATTTCGCGCCACCGGAGCGTGGCCCAATGCCTCAGAACAACGGGAACGGCAACGCGGCCGATGGGCCGCCGTCACCGGGGGTGAACACAGGTGTCTCAAGACAGGAGTCCAGAACCGCGTCCGGCATCATCCTCGGAGCCGCGCAACTCGCTCTCCATCGGTGCCGCGAACTCGCCGGAGTCCGTATCCGGCACAAATGCGGTGACTGTGCAGAAGGACAAGCGCTCTCAGTTGTGGCTTCCGCCATCGGCGTCCAAGCTGGTGATCCCGTCGACCTCGTCCGCGGAGGCACCGACGGATTCCGAGACTTCCTGACCGAGCAAGGCATGGACGCCGATAATGCCGGCGCTTTGTGCCGCCAGCTTGAGGTGTACGCGGCCCGGACTCTTTACGAGCCGCGCTGTCCTGATCTACCCTCGGGGTTTGTTGCTGCTGTCAACAAGGCGCAGGAGGTGTCTGGTGTCCTGGCACATTGACCGAGACGGAATCCACATCGACGCCCAAAGCGTTGAGGAGGCAGAAGACGATCTCAAGATCGTGGAGTGGTGGCTGACGAAGACGCCGCGCACGGTCGCTGAGAAGAACGCGCAGTCAGCGGCTGCGATGATCGCGCTGATGGGTGGCGCACATGGAGGTGTTCCCCTTGGCCTCAGTTGAGACAGCCACACCGCCGAGGGCATGGTTTGACACGCCCGAAGCCGACGGCCCCACCCCCCTCACCATCACCGCCGACGGCCAGGTGTACGGCCATCTCGCTTTGTGGGAAACGTGCCACACGGGGTTCCTGACCAGCGAGTTCTCGCAGTGCATCAAGCCGCCCCGCTCGGAGTCCGGCTACCAGTTCTTCAACCTCGGTGGTGTGGAAACCGACGGTGGTGTGGTCGCGGCCGGGAACCTCACGTACGGCACGGGGCACGCGCCCCTGAGCATGGGGATGCAGGCAGCGGCAGCGCACTACGACAACACCGGCACCGTCGGGGCGAACGTGCGGGCATCGGACGGCAGGCACGGCATCTGGCTCGCCGGAGCAGTTGTTCCAGGCGCAGACCTTCGCTCGCTCAGGGCGAACCCGCCGTCGGGTGACTGGCGACCGCACCGGCACGGCCTAGAGTTGACGGCGGCCCTCGCGGTCCCTGTGCCGGGGTTCCCTGTGCCCAGGTCGCAGCTTGCGCTGTCCGCCTCAGGGATCTCGGCGCTGATCCTTCCCGGCCTATCAGACGACGACCTGTACGAGCCCCGTTCCCGCGAGTTCCTCCGCAGGCGCGAGTCTCTGGTGGCAGCCACACGCGCGGAATGATCCATGCGCGGGTGCAGCATCATCCGAGTCGTGTAGCGTTACTGCCGAGGCTGCTGCACCACCTCACCAGCTTCACTCCGAAGGTGGTTGAGCACGCCTCATCCCCCCCTGATCCGTGGGCAGGCTTCCGGGCCTGCCTCACGGACCTCCCTGACTGCGATCACGTTTTGACGATCCAGGATGACGCGATACCCGTGCCGGGGTTCGCGGACGTGCTGCCACAGATCGCGAGGGATGTGCCGGTGTGTTTGTGGATGAGCGCGATCCCCTCGAGCGCGGCTTTGCGGGCGAGGAAGGCGTATGGGCGTTCCCGGTTCATCTCGTTAGGACCCGCGCCGTTCGTTCCTTTGGTGGCAGTTCTCTGGCCACGCCAACAACTCGCTGACTTCGCAGCCTGGTCTGACACGGCGGCGAGAATGACCCGCGCCGACGACGGCAACGTGGCCCGCTGGATGCGGCAAACCCGGCAGGAGTTCCTCGTCTGTGTGCCGTCCATCGTGGAGCACGACGACTTCACGCCCACGGTCAAGGGCGGCACCCGCAAAGAAAGCAAGGGTCTGGCGAGAGACAGGGTCGCGTTGCTGCTGGCGGACGATGCACGCGACTACGTGTGGTAGAGGTGGTTGCTGTCCGTCCGGTGTGCTACAACCCTTTGCAAGCAGAAGCGCGGGGCGCGACTGCATAGCGCGAACGGGGTTCGCGTGGCGTTATGTAACGACCACGAAGGGACCCCAGAATGGCAGAGCAGGAGAAGGACCCCCTGTTCCCCGCGCTCCCCGAGGACCTCAAGTCTCTCGGTGACGACGAGGTGCAGAAGCTGCTGGACGACTCTGTCGCCGCAGCCGCGCTGATCGAGAAGGACGACGAGGAGTTCCTCGCCGGTCTGTCCGCGGACGAGGTGATCGCGGAACTCGAGACGGGCGTGCAGAACATCAAGACGCTTCAGGCGGAGAACAAGCTTCGTGTGGAGGCGTACGAGAACTACAAGGCGGAGAAGGCCGCGAAGCTCGCGGAACTGAACGCCGACACGGGTGACGAGGACGACGGCGACTCCGGTGACGAGGGCGACGAGGCAGAGGCGACCGAGGAGACGGCAGAGGTCGTCGCCGAGGCCGAAGCGGAGGAGCCCGCAGCCGACGAGACGGTGGAGGAGCAGGTTCCCGTGACTGCTTCGGCCCCGGCCCCGCGTTTGTCGCGCACGCCGCCGTCGCCTTCGCCGGCACGGATCGTGGTGGAGACGAACGAGGAGGCGAAGGGTCCGGCGCTGGTGGCGTCGTCGCAGTTCAAGAGCGACCATCCGGACGCGCTCGGCCCCGACTCGCTCGCGAACCTGATGCGCAGCGTTGCTCAGGATCTCGGTCCCGGCTCGCATGACGGGCGTGCGGTCACGAAGCAGCGGGTCAACCCGTGGCAGATCGACACGTTCGCGGACGGCCGCCGTGTGGAGTACGGTGGCGGCGAGATCGTGTGGGATGGCCCCAAGACGAAGGTCGCGGGTGTCCAGTTCGAGTTCCCGTCCGACCGTGAACTGACGGGCGGCGAGGACGACTTCGACAAGATCCGTGCGGCGCTTCCGCCGACGGTGGCTCTGAACGGCAAGTACGGCACCATGTCGCAGGAGGCGCTCACCGCGTCCGGTGGCATCTGTGCCCCGTCGACGCCGTTCTACTCGCTGGTGAACTTCGCCACCGAGGCCACCCCGGTGTGGGACTCGCTTCCGGTGTTCCGTGCGGCGAGGGGCGGCGTGAACGTCCCGACGAGCACGTACATCGCGGACATCAGCACCGCCATCTCCAGCATCTCGGAGGCGAACGACGCTGCTGGTGGAACGTTCGCGACGAAGTCGTGTCAGGACGTGACGTGCCCCGCGTACACGGAGACGTTCGTGAACATCTTCGCGCACTGCCGGGAGTACGGCAACCTGAACGCGAGGACGTGGCCGGAAATGGTCGCGCATGAGAACGCCCTCACGATGGCCGCGCTCGCACGCACCGCCGAGGGGTTCATGCTCGACCGGATCAAGGCGCTGTCCGTCAACGTCACGAACGGTGCGGAGACGCTCGGCGCGCTGATCTACCTGATCGACGCGATCGT